CTACTACAAAGGAGGAAACTCCCGACAATATGTAGTCGAGCAGTTCATTCGACGCGAAAACAGTTTTAGAACTTTTGAGAATGTCGCTCCAACACTTCTCGCTCACATGGGAACTGGCGGTAACAATGTTCCCTTCGTGAGACCAGTCTTAGATGTTGCTCGAGTAAACAAGAAACCAAACGGGCGACTCATCAAAGATGATGGAGACCCGATGTACACAATTACAGCGCAAGACCGTCACGGAGTTCTTACAGGCGACGATGAAGGTTTTGCTTTGAGAAAACTAACACCCTTGGAGTGTGAACGCCTTCAAGGTTTACCTGATGGATGGACGGAGTTTTACGATGATGGACGACGAGTTTCAGATTCCGAAAGATACGAGCGGTGCGGGAGAACCATCACTATCCCAGTCGTGGAAGCGATTGGTAGAAGGCTTCATGAGTTCTACTGAGCCATTCTCATTCGACACAATTCAAAACTTTGATGAGCATATCGCGCAATCAATCCCGAACTATCACACGCTAACTGAAGCAATTTGTGATTTGAGTACATACTTCATGACTGAAGATACTCAGGTGATTGACTTGGGTTGTTCAACTGGTAAACTTCTTGAGCGCCTTCCACACCGAGGTAAGAAAATCGGAATTGATATAGCCGATAATCTTTTGCCTGAGTCCCATGACCAAACGATTTATGTTCGCAAAGACCTTCGAGCCTTCAATGGTTTTGGTAAGTCGAGTTTGATTCTCTCACTCTTCACTCTTCAGTTCATTCCGTATGAGGACAGACCAAACATTCTTAGCATCATCTATGAATCTCTAGTTGAGGGTGGGGCTTTTATATGGGCTGAGAAAGTTCGAGAAGAATCGGGCGAACTCGAGCAGGTTATTCACGGCGCTCACTACGACTTCAAGCGCAAAGCCTTTACCGCTGAACAGATACTCAACAAAGAGCGCGACCTACGCCCGATGATGAAAGTGAACTCATCCATGCGAAATCAGATATTGGCAGAGAACGCAGGATTCACAGTAGGCACAATGTTTTGGAAGTTCTACAATTTTGAGGCTTGGTTGTATATCAAATGAAAGCGAAGATAAAAGTTGGACAAGTTGCTTCAGTTCCTATTTCATCCCTTGAGGCGTACCCGACAAATCCTCGTCGTGGCGATATTGAAGCGATTGCTCAATCTCTCAAAGCCCATGGGCAGTACAGACCGATTGTTGTTCAATATGGCTCGAACTTTATCCTCGCGGGGAATCACACATACAAAGCGGCGAGGAAACTCGGCTGGAAGAAAATCAAAGTCACCTATGTCGATGTAGATGAAGAGAGCGCTCGCAAGATTGTCTTGGCTGATAATCGATTGACTGACCTTGCCACTTACAACGAGCCATTGCTCAAGAATCTTTTGACCGCACTTCCTGAACTCGATGGCACAGGCTTCACTCAATCTGAGGTTGAGACTTTAGATAGGCTCATGACTGGCAAGGATAAAGACCCTATAAGCGATTCTAAGCCTTTACCTAGTGACCCTGAAGTAAAGGTTAGCGCGTGGAAGTTTACGGTTGAACTCGAGGCGTACAAGGCTTGGAAGGAGCAGTTATACACCGAGGCTCCGACAAAACAGAAAGCCATCAAAGCAATCAAAACCCGATTGGGATTACCTGAACGCAAACCAGTTGAACCTCAACCTCACCTTGAGCGTTCTGATTCAAACCCCGAGGACATAGAGACAGTTCCAATCAATGAGGTCAAAGTTCATCCTCTAAACCCGCGTGAGGGCGATGTAGGAGCAATTATCACATCCCTAGAGGTAATGGGTCAGTACCGACCTATTGTTGTCAATAAACGCACCAAGCACATTCTTTCGGGAAACCATACCTATCAAGGAGCAGTCCAGTTGGGATGGGAGAAGATTGCTGTTCATTGGGTTGATGTCGATGATGTCGAGGAGATAAAGATTCTGATTGTGGATAATCGGACAAGCGACTTGGCAACTTATGACCCACAGGAACTCAATAAACTTTTGACCTCGACAGGATTGAAGGGAACAGGATTTACCGCTGAAGAGGTCGCAGAGATTCTTTCGGGTGGAAAATCTAAGCCTGGGCATATCCCGATTGGAAGAACAACGATTCGAGTGGGCGAACATTCAATGCGAGTTCACACCGAGGATTTGAATGAATGGGCAAACGCTATTTATGGCTGGAAAGATGTCGCTGAGTTATTATTTATACCACTAGAGGCGTGTACAACCGAGGTAGAATAAAGCCATGACGACGGCAGTAGCAAAGAAGAAGAGCGCTAAACCCAAGGGCAGACCCAAGGGGACAACCGTTCTACTCGACGACACAAGACGCGATGAACTTATCAATCTGATTGTTCTTGGTGTTCCAGTTAGTAAAGCGGTAGGCATGGTCAATCTTGCTGAGTCCACTTTCTATCATTGGATGAGCCGAGGAATGACAGAGCGGGATAGATTGGCGACGATTCCTGATGCCAAACCTAAACCCGAGGAGAAAATATATTTGAATTTTTTAGAGTCTTTGACACGGGCGAGAAACGAAGCAATCGCTAAAAAGGTCGCAGTCATCTCAAGTGCGGCGAGTCAAGGTGATTGGAAAGCATCGGCTTGGTGGCTTGAGCGTCAAGTGCCTGAAGAGTTCGGGCGCATTGATAAGCAAGAGGTTCTGAGCCATTCGGTGTCAGAGGTTCGAGTTACAGTCACCATGGGAGAACTTCAAGAGAAAATAGCCAAGGTTCTCGAGTCACGCAAAACAAGAAGCGCCTAACTTATGAGCGAGAGACTTCTCGATAAGTTCCTCGAAAGTGATTCCATCAAACAAGCCGAGTTGCTTGCCATGCTCTCACCTGAAGAGCGTCATGCCTTATCAGTCATGCTTGATGCCGAGTTAGAAAATCCGTGGGCGAGATGGCAAGGCGACCCAGTTGGATTTGTTGAAGAAGGATTAGGCGAGACTCTTTGGAGTAAACAGAAAGAGATTCTCAATTCGTTATTAGTAAATAAAAGAACAGTAGTTCCAGCCTGTCACGCGCCTGGGAAATCTCACCTAGCGGCGCGAGCAGTTGCGTGGTGGTTATCAACGCATCCAGCGGGAACAGCGGTAGCAATCACAACAGCGACTACACACCGACAAGTGAGAAACATTATGTGGCCGCATATTCGAAGAGTTCACGCTAAACACAATCTGCCTGGGGAAGCCGATACGGTTCAATGGAAAATCAATGGCACCGTAGTTGGATACGGATTTAGTCCAAGCGCTCATGATGAAACAGCGGTTCAGGGTATCCACGCTCCAAACCTTTTAGTTGTTGTTGATGAGGCTGGAGGTTTATCGGACACAATCGGTGGCGCACTTGAATCTCTCATGACGGGTGGAAATACCAAACTTCTTGTACTTGGAAACCCGCCAACAGATACAGAGCAAACATGGTTCGAAAGAATCTGTTCGAGTCCGCTTTACAACATCATTCCAATTAGCGCCTATGACACTCCAAACTTTACGGGCGAGGCAACGGGCAGATGTCGCTCATGTCCTGATTACATAGAAGCCCACGAAGTCAAGACTCACCTCGTAGACCAAACATGGGTCAATGATGTTGTTTCCGAATTCGGTGAAGATTCTCCATTCGTTGAAGCCCGTGTGATGGCTCAGTTCCCTAAGTCGAGTACAGGCAAAGTTATCCCGTTCGCATGGGCTGAGTTATCTACTGAGAACGAAGAGCCATTGGAATCAAACATAATCAAACTTGGGGTGGATATTGCTTCAGATGGTGGAGATGAATTTGTTATTGCTCGAGCAGATGGATACAAGGTAAGCATTGCTCATCGCTCATCAGGAAAACAAAACGCTAACGCAGTTGATGTCGCTGGTGTAGTAATGCGAGAGATTGAAACCTGTATCAAGATTCATCAAGAAAGAGAATTGAAAGACCGAGTGCGAGTCAAAGTCGATACCATCGGATTAGGTTGGGGTGTTGTTTCTTTGCTTGATAGATGGGTCAAGGAGCGCCAGTTATCCGCTGACATTATTGGAGTCAATGTAGCCGAGAAGCCGAAAGACCAAGCGAAGTTCAAGAATCAAAGAGCCGAGATGTGGTGGAACGCTCGCCAGTTGATTCAACCAAAAGACGGAAAACAGGATGTCCGATTGAATGTAGATAGATTCGTTCTCTCACAGTTGGCAGGACCAACCTATACATCGGACGCATCGGGTCGAGTAGTGATTGAATCTAAGGTAGATATGAAGAAGCGCGGAGTTGCCTCACCTGACCGTGCCGAAGCAATCCTTCTAGCGCTGTATGAAAATAAATCTGTTATTCAAAGCATCGCCCCATTCTCAATCGGTCAATCAAATGAGTGGGGTCGCCTATGATTTATCGTCGTCAAAGTTCCAATCGAGTTCAATCCATCGTGATTCACGAAGGGCTTTGATTGATACGGCGAGCGCAACAATGCTAATAACTAGCGCCAAGATTTCCATGATTTATCCTAACTCTTGATAGACGGAGCCTACCTCGCTTGCGATAGATAAACCATTTACGCATTAGCAAGTTCCTGATATTTCTCAAGACATTTATTTCTCCACCAAGCGCCTGTATAAGTTTTGGCTGGAGTCAAGACCTTGATGAATGATTTAGGAGCCTCGTAGAAGAATGGTTCTTCATCTTCTCCCATAACCTTGATTGCGACTTGCCCATTCTTGCGCTTGGTCAAAAAGACACACGCAAAGACTGAGTTGTTTTCTAATCGACGAAGGGCGACATAGAAAGCCTTTTGACCTCCGACATTTTTACCTTCGAAGATTCTGACGGCTTCATAGATTCCGTCATAAGTGCTTCGAATGTAATACTCGATGAATTTCTTGGTGGTGATATTGGCACCGACCTGAGTTACATCCCAACCCATTTATGCCACCGCCTTTTCTTGAATCGCTTTTGTCAAAGCCTCTAAGACTTCAACTGGTAACTCTTCGATTCTTGTCCAACCGCTGATGTATTTGTTTGGAGCCAAAGGTTCAATCAATTTGACGAATTCTCTCAACGCTGGTTGATAAACTTCCTTTTGGAACTTTTCTCTTTCAGCCTTAGCAATCTTCGCCTTTTCCTGATTGATTTTGTACTGAACCTGATATTCAGCATTACCAACTTCATATTCAGCCCATGGAATCCACAACTGGCTCAACTGAAGAACTTTTTGAACCGTTCCGTTGTAACCTTGAACTTCGACAAGAATTCCATTGCCTTTAGCAGTTTTCGAAATTCTGCCACCGTAACTTTGTTCATGAGGTTCAACAGCGACGATAGTTGCTTTGTAGTGGCTACCCCATGCTGTGTATTCATGCTGTCTCTTGTTGCTGTAAGCCCATTCTTGACCCACCGCTAACTGACTTCTTTTAGCCATTTCGTTCTCCTCTCTAAGAACAAGTCCAGTTTATCATAACTGGGGTTGGTTATCAATTAGTGACCAGTCGAGGCATGGCGTGGTGTGCCATCCCAAAACCAGCCATTGCTGAATGAATTGATTCGGATGTAAGGCTTACCGTCGCCCGCGTACTTGATTCGGTGAATCGTGATTGGAGCCACGACCTTATCCAATTCGCCAGTCTCACGGTTGCGTAGTTCGCGGACTAAAGGCTGACCGTTAGAAACGGTTGTCCAGTAATCGCCACCGCCGTAATCGGCGTACTCACACACTTGCCCTGTCTCTTGAACCCATACAGATGATTCAGAAACACGGACGACTTGTAGGAACTCGACATTGGTTTGGTCGTATCCCCAAGATGTGTAGAAGATGTCGCCGACCTTTGGCGCTACCTTTTCGATTGTTGCTGTACTCACGCTATGACCTCCCCGCCATTTTGAAGGATGATGTCTCTGACGCGCTCTCTATCGACGCTATCGCCACCGCCCCATGTTTGACCCGTAAAACCTTCGACATAGATGCCGTCAGATTCATACACCCCTTGGATGTAAGTATTGATTGCTTTGACTATCGCAGAAACAGTTGCGCCCTTGATTGGATAGATTCCAGTTTCAGGGTTGTAGAACTCGTTTACATAATTGACGAATTCAAGAATTTCTTGATTTTCAATCTTTGCTTTTTGAACCGTTGTCATTTCCGTCCTCCTCTCAGGACACCCCAAGTATATCACAACTAGGGTTGGTTATTCTTCCTTTTCTTCAATCTTGCCTACGAACTCGATGCCCTTGATGTAAGCACGGTTGTAAGCCAAGTAATGTTCGATTTCGCCAATCTTCTCGAATTCGATTTCGA